GTATAACCAAGATTTAAGTTGGTTAACACTTTCATCTGGTTCAACCTCAGTACTCAGTATAAATGATGCCATTATATTCTCTCCTGCCCCGGATATGTTGGGCGGATTGATTGCCGGAAGAACTTACTATGTGACTGAGATTTGGGATAGCAATAACTTTGTAGTCTCAGAACAGCTTGGTGGCGCTCCGGTAGTATTAACTAATGACACTGGATCAATGGATCTAACGAGCAATGGTATCACTGTTGCCCCAATCAATTCAATAATCAATAGTTTAACTCCGCCGCTAGCAGTAACTAACGCAATTGCAACTAACAGTGGCACTAATACTGTTGAGGTAGATAACATTGCTAACTTTATTGTTGGTCAAACTATCCAGTTCAAGGGTACTGCATTTGGGGGACTATTAACAAACGGTACAGTTTATTATATTGATACCGTTGATACCATCAATAGTTTAATTACATTGAAGTATGGTAACGGTTCTCTTGTGACAGGATTGACAGATGCTACAGGCAATGTTATAACTGTAGTAGGCGGTGTACCTGCAATTCGTGTAACAACTGCTATTCCGCATACGTTGAATACAAATGACTTAATTAGAATTGATGGAATAATTGGTTCGACCCAGTTAAACAACAATACTTATTATGTACATGTGATCAATCCAAACACTATTGATCTTTATCAACAGCCATATGATGCTGCTGCAACCGCAGTCAATTATCCAGTAACAAGCGCATCCACATATATTAGCGGTGGCTATGTATGGAGAGCTGGAACATTCTATATAACTACTACATTGGCAGCGTCAAGCTCAGGTGTAACTAATAGAATCACTACTAATCTAACATCTACTACCGGAGAACTTATTATTGGTACTCCTGTGTATTTTAATGCAATCGGCGCATCTAATGGAGATAATGTACTAGGTGGTCTAATTCAGGGAACTGAATACTATATTAAGGAAGTTTATGACGAAAATGAGTTTAGCGTATCCGCTGAACGTTACGGAGAAGTATTTGCACTAACTACTGATACAGCAAGTGTAGCGGTAACTCAATGGAATCAGCAGAACACCAATAGAGTTTGGGTATGGGTAAATGGTTACAGAGTCCCAACCGACAAAATTAGAGTAAACGCAGTAAACGAAATAAGCATTTTGACTACTATCGTTCCTGGCGATATCGTGATCATTACTAGCATGATTCCTACTGCTACTCCAAACGAAGAAATTTACATCAATTTCGTCAACTCTACTGGAGAAGGCTCAGTATATAGAGAAAACGCTGGAAATAGAACTTGGTTGACACAACCTGTATATGACCTAAGCACTACAGTATATGTCAATGACGTAACTAGCGTGACTGATCAAATAGTACAAAACGTTACTACTCCGTCAGTGTCTGGTGGATATTACAACATAGGTTTGACTGCTGATAAGAATCTAATTCTAGCAGTTACAGTGCTTAATAATACTACCGGAAGTGTAATAGATGGCAGCAATTATAGTATTGTGGTTGAAGATTTGTCCCCAATCCTCAAGATCAAGGACGGTGTATATATTAATGCAGGAGACTCGTTGACTATCACTACACTAGAGGGCGGAACTATTATGGTTAACGGTGAGCAAATTAACTTTAGTGGAGTTGATATTGCAAATAATACACTCACTGGCATTCAAAGAGGAGCTAACGGCACTGGTGCACAATTCTATATTCCTACTTATACAGTAGTTTACGGATTATTGTCAGAAAACAAATTGAGTGACATATACTACAATCAAGTATGGAATACCCCGGTATACGACGAACAGGGTAACTTAGTTGAATATCTGCCATTGCAGTTGAGTGATACTGTCCCTGCGTTATTCCTAGAATCGGATGTGTTGTAATGATAAATAAAGAAATGAGCGATTATAAGTCTAAAAATGAAGGGAACTCTGGTAAAAGTCCAGAAAAAAAGCCGAACGAAAATGCCGGCTTCTACTTTTCCTCTAGCGTAAAGATTTTTGATCCAAATTCGCAGCAAGTATTGGTACACAAAAGAGGGGACGTTTAATGTCTTTGATTACATTATCTTATAAAGTTGAAGGGTTTCTTAAAATCTACGACCCTAATAGCGGGGAAGTTTTTGTAGATAAGAAGAATGCTATCAACTATGAGAACATGTCAGAGGCGATTGCAGACACCCTAAGCAGCCGCGGATATGGAGAAATCTACCAAATGGCATTTGGTAATGGTGGAGCAAGTGTTGACGAAACTGGAGTTATCACCTATCTTCCGCCTAACACAACCGGTCAAAATGCAGCGTTGTATAATCAAACCTATGCAAAGATCGTAGATGATACTAGTGTATTCAACCTCGACCCCACTAGAAACAAGATGACAGTGTTTCATACTACTGGAAGAACATACACTGATATTCTAGTTCAATGTCTTCTTGATTATGGTGAACCGGCTGGACAAGCAGCGTTCGATAATAGTACGCAAACTGACGGCGAATATATTTTTGATGAACTCGGTTTGTTAGCAAACTACGGAACTGATAGCAACGGTAATGTTATTACTCGTTTGTTGACTCACGTAATCTTCCACCCAGTACAAAAGTCATTGAATAGACAAATTCAAATCGACTATACGGTAAGAATTCAAAGCTTGACCAACCTAATTACAGCATAAAAATAATAACGGAGTGTAGGAACAGTGTCATATATAATTTTTAAAAGTGATGGTACAGTATTAACAACTATCGCCGATGGAACTGTTAACACCACAAGCACTCCATTAGCACTACCTGGTAGATTGTACCCTGGATATGGTCAAGTATTAGACACTGACATTGTACACCTACTCGAAAATTTTGCATCTGCCAATCCGCCCGCCAACGCATTAGAAGGGCAGTTTTGGTACAATAAAGAAACATCTGAATTGTATCTTTGCCCACAAGATGGGGTAACTAACCCCAATGATTGGATTAAGGTCTATACTATTCAGCCAGGGGCAAATGCTCAATTTGGTAATATTGATGCAGATAATCTTAATCTTTCGAACAAGCTAACTGCAAATGTTGTCGATACAAATTATCTAACAGTTAATATACAAGCCAACATTGCAAATGCCAACGTCACCGGTAAATCAGAATTAGCAAACGTTATCACTACAAATATTACTGCCGGGTCAAATACTACCCCTGCTAATTTAATCGGTCAGTGGTCAGTGAATGGAACATTGACTTCAAATGGCATGGTTACTGCCCTAGGCTTAAAGACTGATAATTGGTACTATGCATACGGCACTACAGTTTCGTTTGATGGTACTTACACTAACTCAAATGTAAGTTCTTTCTTAGCAGTATTAAATGCTAACGTAGGTGACGTAAGCGGAGCGACCGCATTCAACGGTAACGTATTGAGTACCGGATCTAATACTAAAACAGGTGTTATAACAGGTAACTGGACGCTCTCTCCGGGTTCTAAACTTGGGGGAATTTCTGATATCGCAGCAGCTAATATTGTTGGTCAAGTAGCAAACGCATTAGTTGCAGGTACGGTTTATACTAACGCCCAACCAAATATTACTAGCGTAGGTACATTGACCGGGTTAGATGTCAATGGTGTAGTATCCGCAGTACGATTTGTATCCAACGTTGCGACTGGAACGCAACCATTAACTGTATCATCTTCTACTAAGGTAGCAAATCTTAATGCTGACTTACTAGATGGATACGACACATCGATACCGGTAGCAGCCAATACTGTAGCAATTCGTGACGAAAACGGTAACTTAGCAGCGAACTACATTATTGGTAACGGCGCGTTCATCACTGGATTAAATGCTGCTCAAATTTCCTCAATTACAAGTGGGGCATCTAACGTTGCGGTAGTTTCCCCAAGTGGTAACGTAGCGATTGCAGTAGGTGGTCTTAGTAACTTAGCACTGTTCTCTGGTGCTGGACTTACTGTATTGGGTAACATTTCCACTAGTAACATTTCTGCTACTCGTTTAACTGGTATCTTGACAACTAACGCACAGCCAAATATCACGAGCGTAGGAACATTGACTTCATTGGCCGTGTCGGGTAATGCTAGTATCGGCAATGTAAGTGCAACTAGCTTTGCAGGAAGCGGAACAGGCCTTACTGATCTAAACGCTAGTAACTTGTCGACCGGATTTGTGCCTAGTGGAAGATTAAGTGGTTCATACACAATCAACATTCTTGGGTCTGCAACTACTGCTAGCTTTGTGTCGTTCCCGACACAGCCAAACATCACCAGCGTAGGTACACTAACATCACTTACTGTTGCAGGAAACATAAGTTCAGGAAATGTATCTGGTGGAAATCTGGTAAGTGCTAATTTCTTATCGGGCAGATTAACAACAGCAGCACAGCCTAATATTACAAGTTTGGGCACAATCACTGGATTAACCTCTACTGGAAATATTACAGCACCTTACTTTATTGGTGAAGTGATCGGAAATATTGTCCCCGGTGATATTGTTATTCCAGGGGGTAATACACAAGTCTTATTCAATAACCAGGGAACGATTGGCGCAGATGCAAAGTTCACGTTCAACAATGGTACTGGTCTAGTAACAGTTAATGGCAATGTCCAAGCAACACGCTTTATAGGAAACGGCGCAAACTTAACTAATATTAATGGTGCTAACGTAACTGGTACTGTTGCTAATGCAACTAACGCAGTTAATTCAGACTATGCTACCAGCGCTGGCAGTGCTACATCGGCTACTACTGCATCATTTGCTACGTCTGCCGGAACTGCCGGTACAGTAACGACAGCAGCACAGCCAAATATCACAAGCGTGGGTACACTGAATACACTTATTGTATCAGGAAATATCAATGCAGCTAACATTACCGGCGCTCATTTTGGAAGTGGTGCAGGCTTAAGTGCAATTAATGGAAGTAATGTAACTGGAACAGTACCTAGTGCTACTACTGCATCAACTGCTGGATTTGCTACATCTGCCGGAAGTGCAACTACTGCCGGAAGTGCAACTACTGCTGATAGTGCGAACACTGCAACTACTGCAACAAGAGCAGGAACGGTAACAACTAACGCACAACCAAATATTACAAGCGTCGGTACACTAAGTTCGTTGATCGTTTCCGGTAATATCAATGCTGGAAACGTGACAGCTTCTCATTTTGGTAGTGGTGCTGGATTAACTAACTTGCCGGGTGCTAACGTAACTGGTACAGTTGCTAATGCTGCTTATGCCACTAATGCGGGTACTGCTAGTGCAGCGTCATTCCTTCCTTCTGGAACTCGAATGTTATTTGTACAGTCTAGTGCTCCTACAGGATGGACTAAGATTACAGTAGGTGATAATGCTGCACTGAGAGTCGTTTCGGGTAGTGCAGGTACAGGTGGCTCAGTAGACTTTACTACTGCGTTTCGTTTGCAACCTACCGGAGGTACTGTAAGCGGCACAGCGGTAAGCGGTACAGTTGGAGGCACGGCTGTAAGTGGTACGGTCGGTGACACTGCTGTTAGTGGTACAGTCGGTGGCACAGCAGTTACAGGGGATGTTTCACAGACTGCCGTAACCGGAGACATTGGTGCTAGTTCAACCGGAATTCAGATTTACCCATCATATGTCTATCTTGAAAACGAGCAAAGACAGCAGTATGCAGTTAACGGAATTACCGTATATGATCCGGGCCACACCCACTCATTCTCGTCGCCGTCACACGGACATAACTTTACATCACCTAGCCACAGTCACGGATTCTCGTCACCTGGTCACAGTCACGGATTCTCGTCTCCGAGCCACAGTCACACCTTCTCTTCCCCAAGCCACGATCACGCATTTTCGGGAAGCAGCATCAATCTCGCAGTTAAATACGTTGACGCTATTGTTGCACAGAAAGATTAAAGTAGAATATGAAAATAGAACCAGGTAAATTTTGTCCTCTTCTTAAAAAAGATTGCATAGGGTTACAGTGTAATTGGTTTATGTTAGTGCGAGGTACAAACCCTCAAACAGGTGAAGAAGTAGACGATTGGAGCTGTGCTATGACATGGCTCCCTGTATTATTGATCGAAAATAGTAAACAGCAACGCCAAACCGGCGCCGCAGTTGAAAGTTTCAGAAATGAGGTGGTGAGAACCGCCGAAGCAAATAGAGAAGTAGCACAACGTATGCTACAAAGCACAGAACCAAACTTGATCCAAGTTCTTGGTAATCCCGGCAACCCATTGTTGCCATAACATGAATTAATAAAGATAAATAAATTTAACGGAGTGATTTGAAAAATGGCTTATACAATTGTAAAGAGTGACGGTACAGTATTGACTACCATCGCCGATGGTACAATCAATACAACAAGTACTTCACTTGGCCTACCCGGTAGAAATTATGCAGGGTATGGACAAACACTAGACACCGATCTTGTACATCTTCTCGAAAATTTCGCAGATGTTACACCTCCTCCGTACCCTCTAAGAGGTCAGCTTTGGTACAATACTAACGATTCTACGTTATATGTTTGCCCTTCAGACGGCGAAGCTAACGCACTAGCATGGTTGTCATTGACATCTACATCAAGTGGTGGCACTACTACATTCGGTGCGGTCACTGTTTCAGGAAACGTACAGTCAAACAACATTTCTGCTACAAACCAGATCACTTCCAACGCAGTAGTAAGTTCATATCTATCCGTTTCAGCTAGTGCTAACATTGCAGATGCTAATATTACAACAGCTAACATCGGTACTCTCAACACTACATTGATTACAACTGGTAGTAGTTCTACTAATGGTAATCTTACTGGTGTTTGGACTGCAAACGGTTCGGGTACTGCTGGTGGATTCGCAGGAACCAGTCTCTTTGTTACAGGAGGCAATTTAGTAATTGCAAATACTTCTAGCAGAGGTCTCGTTGCTGATTTCTTCTATTATTCAAACGGTCAACCAATCTCATTTGCCGGTACTTATAGCAACAGCAACGTTGCTTCTTATCTACCATCATACGGTGGTTCGGTACTAGCTAATACTGTTCAGGCAACTGTTATCACAACAGGTGCTAACACTACTGCTGGTACAATGACAGGTAACTGGACATTAAGTGCGGGTTCTAGACTTCAAGCTACTTACGCTGACCTTGCAGAACGCTTCGCTGCTGATACTGCATATGAACCAGGCACTGTTGTTCAATTGGGCGGCGTAAATGAAATTACTGCTGTTCAATATGAGCTTTCAGAAGATGTATTCGGTGTTATTTCTAACACTGCTGCTTACTTAATGAATGCCGGCGCAGGCGACGATCAAACTCACCCTCCGGTAGCTGTATCGGGTCGTGTTGAAGTTAAGGTTGTCGGTAAAGTTGCTAAAGGTCAGCGTCTAGTGAGCGCAGGCAATGGTATTGCTCGTGCTGCTAAGACTGGCGAAGCAACTGCTTTTAATACAATTGGCAGAGCCCTAGTAGATAAAACAACAGAAGGTGAGGGCTTTGTAGAAGCCATAGTCACAATTAAGTAACAGGAATTAATAATGAGCTACGCACAATATGGTATAATTGAGGCAACTGACTTTAATGCTTTAGTGGGTCCTAACCCTACCTCAACTGCAAACACGTTAAACGCAACTTGGGCAACAGGTAGCGGTTCTGCTGGGTACGGTCAAACTGCTGTTGGCACAGTTGCAATCGGCCAGGCTGTAGCTTCAAGCGCACAGTGGGCTTCGCTAGTAGCTAATACTGCAAGTGCAGCAACTCACCAGGGTTCAAATATCACATCAGTATCAACACCGGTCGCAGGTGGAACCATTACTTATGCGTCAGCTATTCCTACTAACCTTCAGACAATCTATGGCAATCGATTAAATGCTCAAACACAGGGTGCAACCTCAAGTAATACTGCAACTTTTGCATCAACTTGGTCTTCTGCACTTACTTTTACTCACACTGCTACCTTTGCTAACGGTGACGCTGCACGTTACTTCTTTAATTCAGGTGGACAGCTAAAAATGACAGTATCACATCCAAGTGGTACTGGTATTAATTTGTTGTTCAATGGTCTTGCAAGTAACGTAGGTACAGTTGTAGTTTCTGCTCCTACATCAGGCACAGTATCGATTGCAGGAACTAGTTATGCAGGCGTCACTAAAGTTGGTGGCGGGGGCAATGCCCCTACAATCGATTCTAGTAAGGGATATTATGGGTTAAGTACTGCTAATGCTACAGTATTCACCCAAACTGCCAGCACTGGACCTTCAGGTTATCTTTCAACGTTCATTAGATTCATTGTAAAGAGCAATGGAACACAGGGAGTTAACGGAGATGCCGGTTCTATCATCACAGTATACACTATTTGGGACGAAGTTCCAGACGGTCTTGTTGTAGCGTCAGGGTCAGCTACTACAATGACTCTTGCTGCACCAGAAACAACTAACTTAGCTAATACTTGGGGCGCTGTAACACTATCAGGCACCGTAACCGGCGCATAATTTTTTAACCACTAACTGGTATCCATCTAAATACTTTCAGGAGTATATAATGGATACCAAAACCTTAATTGCCGAAACTAAAGCTAGATTTATCCACAATTCAGCTAAGCATTATCTTTCAGAAAAGTATAATGCTAAATTGATCGTAGCCGATCAGGGAGGCCTCTGGAAGGCCGATCAACAAACTATTACATTCTTGTCCTCTTTTCTTAATAAAGAAATCGTACTAATCGATACTTTTGACAATCCAGTTAGAGTTAATCGTCAAGAACTTATGGACAAACTATGTGAAGTCTACAAAAAAGTAATGGACGAGTGGTACGACGAATGGAAAGAGTTAGAGAATAAAAGATGACTCAGGGCGTATTACTATTTGCCTTTAATAGTCCCAAATACAACTACTATGAAATGGCACTGCACACAAAGAAGCGTGTTGAGCATTTCTTAAAGTTGCCTGTTACGTTAGTAACCGATGAAGATTCTATTCCAGCAGATTACGAAAATCATGGCTGGGACCAAATCACGTTTACTACACCGGACAAGGATAACTTCCGTGATTGGGGTCAGTGGATCAATAAGGGTAGATATATGGCCTACGAGTTAAGTCCATATGATCAAACTATACTATTGGACGTAGACTACGTTATTAATTCAGATAAATTATTAACACTGTTTGATATCGACACTGACTTTTGTTGCCATAATCACACTAGTTTCTTGATGCATCCTAATGCACCACAAGAAATTCTCAGCGCATATAGTTATGAGACGTTGTGGGCAACTGTTGTTATGTTTAAGAAAACTAAAAGAGCAGAGCAAATCTTTAACTGCTTAGAAATGGTACAAAAGAACTATGACCACTACGCCAACATTCATAATTTTATCGCCGGTGTATATCGCAACGATTATGCTCTCACTCTTGCCCTTCGTATTGTTAACGGGCATGGTACTGATTCCCGCGATTACATTCCTTGGAATCTACTGCACGTTGGAAAGAATACGCAAGTTCATAGTAACAGCAAAGACGCATTTAATACAGAGTATACGGTGATCTTTGATAATTGGCAAAAAGGCAAAGTTCGAAAAGAGTACATTGAAATTAAGGACATGGACTTCCACGTAATGAACAAAGATATCTATGTGGAGATGATTAATGAATAAAGGTTTTGTAATCATGGCACAGGGTGACGATTATGTTACCTGTGCCAAAACACTAGAGCTTAGTATCAAAAAGTCTATGCCTGACGCAAACGTTACTATCGTAACGACTGAAATGCTTCCATATGGAGATCAAGACCCAACTAGTGATTGGAAATTAATCAATGACTGGCAAGTATACGAAGCTAGTCCATATGAGTATACAATTAAGCTAGAAGCTGATATGTATATTCCAAGATCAATTGAACACTGGTGGGATATATTAAAGGATCGTGATCTAGTTGTTTCTACCCATGTAAGAGATTTTAGGCAGGACGTTAGTAAAGTTCGTGCCTATCGCAGATTCATCGATGACAATTACTTACCAGATGCTTATAATGCAATTACTTACTTTAAGAAAAGCGATCTAGCTAAAGACTTCTATAATACAGTTCGTACACTGTTTGAAAATTGGGATGAGGTCAAAGCTACATTAAAGTGTAGTCCAAAAGAAATTGCAACCACTGACTGGATTTATGCATTAGCTTGTCATATACACGGAGTAGAGAACACTACATTACCTAACTTTACTGAGTTCGGCATGATTCACATGAAGCAATATATTAATGGTTTGCCTACTGAGGATTGGACTGATACTTTACTGTGTGAGATTTTACCGCACACGTTCAGAGTTAATACTATTCCGCAATGTTATCCGTTCCATTATCATATTAAGCCTTTTGCGAACACAATATTGGAGAAGCTTAAATGAGCGATAATAATGAAGAATATATGATCATTTGGGAAACTCCGACTATTGAAAAGCCGGAGTTTAGGCTGTATTATGATGATAAGGGATATGTTGTAACTTACACTTGCGAAAAGATCGAAGGTAATTATATTGTAATTGATGCTACCACTTATGCTGAGGCAAGACCAGACGTTAGAGTAGTCGATGGTAAACTTGTTAAAGCAACACTCGGGGCAGTAATATCAAAATTGCAAGTAGCCGACGATGGCGTAATGTGTGAACTAGAAGATATCAGCATTATCACCGATACTGACGGACAATATTGGAAATTAAAAACCGTCTCTCTATAATACTATAATTGAGTCACGGTTGCCGTTAGGTTTGGTGATTTGGTAGTAGGATTTGAGCCATACACTGAATACGTGACATTAGTGGATGCAAGAGTAGACGTAGCACTCGTTAAACTAGCAGAACCTTCAGTGTATGTCCAATTGCCGTACGTTACGTTAGTCGAACCTACCGTGTATGTTCCTGTTTTAGAACCATCATTTGGTAATTTAGCAACCAGAATGTCGGCAGTCCCGCCAATAGAGATTAAGCCACAAACAACAACATCATTGTTGCCATCTATCGTTACTCCATAACCGTATACGTTTGATGCGCTAGAAATAGTATTCTTCCATTGCAGATTGCCTGAACTATCGTACTTAGTAACTACTAATGCATTAGTAGTGCCGGATGTTATATAATACCCAGATAGATAAATGTTGTTACTACTATCTATTGCGATATCAGTATATACTGTATTAGTTCCTCCGCTGATTTGGCGCTGCCACAACAAAGAGCCGGATGAATCATATTTTGCAACTATAGCAGCCGTAGTTGCTCCGGTGAATCCGCAAATATATACATTTCCAGAAGAATCTACTACCATTCCATTACTTTGCGCTGCGTCGGCACTACCTAAACTTCTCTGCCAAGTTATAGTACCGGAAGAACTATACTTGACAACTAGAATTTTGTTAACCCCGCCGATATTTGCAAGTCCGGATATGTAGACATTCCCGGCGCTATCCAAATAGACACTTCTAGCCTCTGAAACACCATCTAATACTTTTCTCCACAATGCGTCGCCGATAGAATTAAATTTTACTATAAAAGCACTTTTACTCAATCCGGCTGGATATGTAAAACCACATGCATAAACATTTCCGCTGCCGTCTACTTTAACCGAATAAGAAGCATCGTTCACACCCTGGCCGTCCGGTATTGTTCTGCCCCATTGAATGACTCCGGCAGAATTAAATTTAGCCACGTAAAAATCTTGGCTGGAACCTGTTAGATACCCGGCGAGATATATATTACCTGAACTATCTACTGCTATGCCATAACTAGAATCAGTAGGATTATTTCCAAATACATATTGAGACTGTATAGCAGCAGAAGTATTTAATTTACAAAAAAGTATGTCATATTGGGTTCCACCGCCCCATCCATACCCGGATAAATATATATTATTGCTCGAATCTGTAGTAACCTCATTCGCATTCTCAGAATTTGCGGCACTTGACAATGTTCCTATCCAGTATGGGCCACCGCCCCCTCCTCCGCCAGGAGAGAGGAATGTAAATCCAGAAGTAAAATTAATGCCGCCTGTAATTGTTAAACCCATTTACTAATTCCTTATGAAATATTTATCGTTGCCTTGTTTGTCGCATTAAATAGAAACATGGACGACATTATTGATATTGCAGACTTAGATGTAATCTATCTAAGCTATGACGAACCCCAAAAAGAAGAATTCTGGCTCAAGATTAAGAACATGGTTCCTTGGGCTGTCAGAGTAGACGGCGTTAAGGGAAGTGATGCTGCACACAAAGCAGCAGGTGAGGCATCTACTACTGAGAGATTTATTCTCATCGACGGCGACAACATGCCCGATGAGAACTTCTTTAACCTACAATTAGATTTCACAGGACTAGACGAAAATTATAAGTTAGCGCAGTATCGTTGGAGAGCAGTTAATGCTATCAACGGATTGCGTTATGGCAACGGCGGAATGTCGTCCTGGACAAAAACATACGTTGCTAATATGAAGACCCATGAACATAGCGATGGTAGTGATACTACTGCCGTTGACTTTTGTATGGATTCTTCTGATAATCTATACTGGGCGATGCATGACTGTTATTCCACAACGTATCCTAACTACACTCCCTTCCAAGCGTGGAGAGCAGGATTCCGTGAAGGTGTCAAGATGGTACTTGATCGGGGTGCAAAGCCCAGTATAGATGATTTTCGTGAACGTGTTGCTAATCGCAACTTAAACAATCTTACTATCTGGCAGAACGTGGGCGCAGACGTAGAGAACGGATATTGGGCTATCTATGGTGCTAGACTTGGTACATATATGACTATGCTTACCGACTGGGACTATAAGAACGTAGCTGACTTTGGCAACTACCCTGCACTATGGGAAGAACATAAGAGTAACTACCCAGAACATGAAATTGAAAGATTAGGTAGAGAATTAGAAAACAAATTGGGACTTCCAATGTGTATGTTTACTCCAGAGCAAAGCAAGTTCTTTAAGCGTCACTATAACGCAGACAAGTACAATCAAGGTCCTCTCGTTAAGGAGATGGATGTAATCCGCCGCATAGAAGGGTGGTAATCAACTACCCTTAGCAGCTTTCCGTCTAGCCCATGACTCTCGCATTCCGTTAGACTTAGCTAGTCGGTGTTCATTTGATTGCTTCTTCCCTCGTAGTGACCCAGCTATTTTATTTGCGTGTTCTTCACTACGAGGTTTGTATTTCCCTCGCTTAACACCTTGCTGAGATTCACTTATCTTCCGTCTAGTTTCGTCGGATCTTACTATTCCTGTTAGACCTTTGGCTATATTCTTTTTAGCTTCTTCCGAGCGTACAGTTCCAGGCTTTAAGCCAAACCCTCCACCTGTTTCGGGAATATTGTTTGCCCATTCATCGCTTTTTACTACATTCCATAAGTCACTGTAATAAATTCCCCAAGTACGGACTTCTTCGTTAGACTTGCATTCTTTTAATATAGTTGTAGTTACATCATTGCCGTGTTCTTTTAGGTGCGCTACCCAATCTTTTCCGGAGCCTCGGTATGCATGTGGGTTTGATTGTTTGGTTTTTCCCAGATATTTAAGTCCGGTTTTATTATGCGTCTTGATGTACAGATAGTAAATAGTCATGCTGATAGCTCCCTTAAAGCTGTTAGAGTAGTTGGGTGTTAGCGCACCGTGAACTACAACTATATTTATCATAGACGAGAAAAAATTGTCAGAATCAGAAACCGATAGAATCAAAAGAATTCGTGATTACATTAACGTAGACGCAACACCAACGTTCTGTTTGGCTAAGTGGCATCACGTTACAATGTATCTACAGAGTGGTGAGACACATAGTTGCTATCACCCTGCTCCGCATAGAATTCCATTGAGTGAGTTGAAGGATAATCCCTCAGCATTACACAATACCATGCATAAAAAGCTAGAGCGTAAAGAAATGCTTGAGGGCAAGAAGCCTAGCGGGTGTCAGTATTGCTGGAACATCGAAGCAATGGGCCCTGATTATATCAGCGACAGACATATTCGCAATGCAAGTATTTTCACAGAGGAACGTTATGAGCAAACTGCAAAGGGTGCGTGGGACCAGAATATCAACCCAGAGTATTTGGAAATCAATTTTGGTAACGAGTGTAATTTTAAATGCGGCTATTGCCATCCGAAATATAGTACAAGATTCTACAAAGAAATAGAAGACTTTGGTCCTGTCACTAGTGTAAAGAATCATCGCTGTGACGTTGACTGGATGAAGTTATATCAGCGTGAAGAAGAAAATCCATATGTTGACGCATTCTGGGAATGGTGGCCTGAACTACGCAAGACACTAAACATCATGCGTGTTACTGGTGGTGAACCTACATTACACAAAAGCACTTGGACACTGTTAGATAAGATCGATGAAGATCCAATGCCCTGGCTTGAATTAAACATCAATAGCAATCTTGGTACTAAGAACATTCTTGTTGAGCGTTTAGCTAATAAAGTTCGTAAGTTGCAAGATGAAGGGAAGATTAGAACTTTCAAATTGTTTACGTCAATGGACACGTGGGGTGAACGTGCTGAGTATATTCGTACAGGTCTTGAATTAGATTTGTGGGAAAAGAACTTCCACACATATGTACAGAAGTCACAAAGCCCCATCACATTCATGATCACATTCAATATTTTCAGTGTGACCAGCTTTAAGAGTCTACTAGAAAAGTTCTTAGAATGGCGTAAGCAATATGGTTGGGACGAAGCTCGTAAAGAGCATATCATTCGTTTTGACACTCCATACTTGCGTGACCCAATTCAGTATGACATGAACATTCTTCCTAAAGAAGAATTCATGCCCTACATGTATGACAGTTTAAAGTTCATGGAAGATAATCTAGACGATAACCGTCATGACGCATTCACTACTATTGAGTACGAGAAGTTCAAAAGAGTTGTTGACTATATGGCTGAAACAGTGTATAGTGAAGAAAAACTAATTGAGGGTCGTCGTGACTTCTATAATTGGTTCAATGAATTGGATGACCGTCGTGAGAATGATTTGTTGGCCGTCTTCCCGGAAATGATGGATTTTTATAGAT